TTATAGCGCTCATATCACTCTCCTTTGATGCGAATGCCAGTAGCGCGGATTGCATCGATGACTTCAGAAACTTTGTATGCCATTACCGTTTGGTAATCATCGTGAAAATCTGTTCGATGAAGCATGCTGCTACGTTCCGGGAGCGATATTTCCCGAGCATCCAGTTCCTTAACGCGTTCCTCCAGTTCGTAGACCCTGCATTGTTCTCTATCATCAATCAGATATAACCCAAGACATTCGCTTTCTACCCAACCGCCAAAATCATGATCGTAACGCTCACATGAAAACTCACCGTCACCGTCCTTTGTTGGAATGGTGTAACTATCTAATGGGCCACCATATGTCGGCACATTTCCCAATGTTGGATGCTCAATCCACATGAAAAATGCACGTCCGGTTATTGGGCAAAGATCTGGCCGCCATTGGTTACGAACAGCCTTGGTTTCGGATAATTCTTCAGCGTGTTGTTTTACTTCCTCAAGCTCAACTCTCAGCTTCCCTACCGTTAGCGCAATATCCTCGTTCTCCTGGTCGCGGCGTTTGATGTATTGCTGGTTTCTTTCCCGTTCATCCAGTAGTGCCAACACGGTTTCTGGTCCGGTCAGAAATTTGAAGGCGTTGAGCGCATCAATATCCACACCGTAATCCTTAAGTTCCTGTTCAGTTAACAAATCATCATCAGCTGGCAACATTAACAGGCGTTCCATTGCCGGAATTGCACGTTCTGCCGCCTCACGCAGCGCCAGTGTGTCGATGTCGATGTTGCTCATTGTGCCTCCTCGATTTCGTCCCATTCCACCCAGGCATTCTCTCCATCAGCATCGATTTCACCTTTGTGACCGCATTTGGAACAAACGGCCTCATCACCCGCCCACAAAGAATCTTTGGTTACCGACCATCCTGTTACCTTGGCTTTGCCGTGCTGGCACTTAGGGCAATCATCAAGCCATTCGACTTCGACCGTTGAAGGACCAAATCCATGTTCAGTTCGGATGCTCATGACTGAACTCCTTTGCGAAGCTGTTCCGCACAATGCAGCAGGGCGTCCGTCGCATATTTAAGCCTCACTAGCTCACCATCATCCATTCCCGCGAGATTCGCGTGTTTAACGAACGCCGAGCAAAGGTCATTAAACGCCTGCGCCCGTACTTCAGCCAGAAAAGCATCGGTGGCTGGGGTTTCAGTAACATCATCTTCCCATTCGCTAAACTCCTCACGACAAAAGTCATTAAATTCCTTCTCAGATTGCTTAAGTGAGGTATTTTCAGCAGCCATCTTCGCGCATTTAGCCTCAAGGTTATCAATCGTGATTCCAGCAGAACGACACTCACGCAACGCTGTTTCTAGTTTTGATTCAAGTTCACCGAACTTACGCACCAGATATTCAGCGTTTGTTTCGTTAACCTTTAAATCACTTGGGATGCATTTACCTTTCAGAAATCCATCCATCTCAATTAGTGACATTTGTTTCATTTCTTCCCACTCCGCCACATCGCATTCAGATATTTGTTTTGATTCACTGATGGAAAAGAATTTCTCTTAAGCAATTCCTCTCTCGATGGCATTGGCTTTACGCGTTGGCGAATAATCATTTCTGCCGGAAGAATGCCGGGATTGTATGCAAGACCTCTCATGATTTACTCTCCACGAACTGGTCAATAGCCATGCTAAGTGACACACCTAAAGTCTCGATATGCTGCTGAATATCCTGTAGCGTCTGCGCCTGAGATAACAGGATTTCACGGTTGCATAACTCTTTAACCAGATGCTCAAACTTGCTGTAATAACCGATACGGCTTAGTGTTTCTTTCCCTGCATTCTCGCCTTCTTTGATAATTCCTCTTTCGCTAAGAATCAGATCGTATTTGGTTCCGGTAATAACGTATTTGCCGAGGTCGATGTTTAGCTTCATTGTTAATTACTCCATGTTAATTTATTTGTATGCCTGCTCTTTCTTCATCGAGTTTTTTTAGCTTGTATCGCATAGCTCTTACTGAATAAATTGAGCGGCAGGTTGCAATTGCTATTTCTTCTGCGGAGAACTTACCGAAAAGTGATACTTCGGCTCTTGTCCAGCGTCTTCCACGAAGTCGGCTAACAATGTCAGCGCCAATCCTTGTTGCTTTCGCCATAACTGCTTTTTCAGTCCTTTCCAGTTTTTCAGCGATAACTTCAACTGGCATTGTCGCCGCTACTTCGCGCAAGAAATCGACTTCCCATTTCTCCCATGGAGTCTTTTTCATAGGCGATACCGTTATTTGATAAGAAGTGAAGGTTTCCCAACTTTGAGTTGAGCGCCGGGGATATTTATTCCTGCTTTTAGTTGGTGTTTGATTGCCAACTTGTCGGCTTTAATTGTCGTTTCAAACTCAACGTATTCAGGAGGAATGGCGCTTGAGTCGATGATTTCTACAGTTTCTGACGGTTTGCGGATTGTTACCTGGTGAATACCTGCTCGAATCTTTTTCTTGCCAACCATTTCAAGCGATGACGCTATATATGCCATAATGCTATCAATCTTATTTTGAATTACTGCTGCTCGTTCATTCAGTGACTTTGCCTCGTCCTTGAGGCGTTCAGCATAACCAGATTCATTTTTAATAATGGCAAGAAGTTGCTCTATTTTATCGGTAAATTCTCCTTCCATGCCTTCTATTGTGTCAGCAATCATCTCTGGCTCTAAATCTGAATCCATCAATTTTGCGTATTCATTGGCAATTTCATACAGTTTGCTCACTGGCAACCTCCAGCTTCGCTTTGCATTCTATGTAAATGGCTTGTACGTTCTGCTGCAATTTCATTCCAGATGTCAGGCGATATGCTTCTGCAAAATATCGCTTCAAATCATCCATGTTTTCTGCCTGAGCCATTTCATCGCAAAGAAGTTGTGCTTTATCCATTATTTCCTGCTGGCGTTTCCGTTCATCTTCGCGGATATCTTCCTCTGATTTGTGCGGCATAACTGGTTCCTGATGCATACCTTCATCTTCGTTAAGAAGGTGAATGGCATTATCCAGTCGCTGGGCTTTAGGCCAGTATTTGCTGGCGCGTTTAACTATTGTTTTACGCGCCATCTCTTCCCAGAATGTTTTCCACGGTCCATTCTTTGCCTTGCTCGTTGCTTCCACAGCTTTAATTTCTGCCAGACTCATTTCTTCAGTCAGGTAGTCACCATCTGCTGTTTTAACCGTGCAATAACCTCCAACAATAGAGCCTCGCTCACCAAATGCGTTGTATTTGTGGGTTGGTGCTGAATCAAGGCCATTTGATTCATAGGTGTCGTTTGAGTACACCAGTTTGCATTGCCCCCACTTAATTGATCCTGTCGATTGCGCAAGATGAAGTAATCCCATGTAACTGATATCAAGGCACACCATGCCGTCGCGAGGAACCAGATAAGCCAGTTTGCTGGCCGGGTTTAAGGTGATGCCGATCGCCGCAACATTGATGATGGCGTTCTGTGCGCTGGTTGGATTTGCCAGTGCTGTTTTAGCCAGGTAATCGTTTTTCTGGAAATACTGAATTGCAAACTGGCTTTCCTTAGCCCATGTCACCGTCTGTTCAGTCAATGCTCCGCAGAATAACTGCTCTTGCTGTTTAACGAATTCAACGATATTGCTCATGCAGCTTCTCCATAAATATGTCTGCGTTTGAATATTGCGAAGGCATATTCAGCCTTAACTCTTTCGGTTATTGCATCCCAGAACCATTCAGCGGCTTTTTCCTGATAGTTACAGTCATCATCTTCCAGCCAGTCGATAGCGTCCTTAGTGTGTTCATCTGGTTTATATGAGCGAAGCATTTCGCTTATTGGGTCGCAACGTTTGCAGAGACGATCAACTTCACTGTTGATTCGTTCGTAATCTTCATCGGTAAAACTTGCGATGATTTGCGATATTTCACGCTTATCATTCAGAGTCAGAATCATCATCTTTCTCCTGTTCTTTGTGCTGATTGAGCATTTCTTTCATCTGACGAATGAATTCTTCGTCTGACCATGTATCCGCAATGCTCATTGCTTAACGACCTTAATCAGTTGAGTTACCTCAATGATGTCCTCGCATAAATCAGAGTACTGAAATGGGCCGCAGTTGTGAGAGTTAGTGCGTCTGGCGAAAGCCATTCTTCTAAGCTCTTTCAGGGCTTCTTCCAGTTCCTCGTAAGTTGGTTTTTTCATGGCTGTACCTTTTGATTCAGAAACTCAACAAGACGATCCAGCAAGCTCTTAACGCGAGGTTGTTTAAAGTCTGCTCCGGTTAAAATATTTTTTCGTGAATGCTGCACCGATAAAATCGGGTTGAAAGGGCGAACCGATGCCGCCCCTGCAATAGCGAACTGTTGCATAGGATGCTCCTTCTGTTTGATTGCATAACGAAAACGCCTCGAGTGAAGCGTTATTGGTATGCATATAAAAAGGCCCTCACACTGGAGGGCAAAGAAGATTTCCAATAATCAGAACAAGTCGGCTCCTGTTTAGTTACGAGCGACATTGCTCACATAGCAGACTCGTAAATCTGCTATAGGCGCTTATTCGCATCGCATGACAACATCAAATTTTTCGAGATTACTTTGTCGCAACAATCCTTCTTCTACGCGGTCAGGTTTTCTATAATTATCAAATTCGAAATGTTTGATTACTTCTTTCGTTTCTCGCTCTATAACTTCAACAATGTATTTCTTATTCATCATTCTTCCCCAAGAGCTTTGCTAATTGCTGACTGTGCTTTCGATACTTCATCAGGATAATGGTCATTCCAGCTTTGCTTGTATGCCTTGTTTAGCATCGCTCAGTGGGATATCTCCTTCAGTTCTGACCATTCGCCTTAATACTTTCCTTAAGTCGATGTAAAGTTGAAGGTCTCCATTTGCTGCGGCATCAGCCATTTTTTGCCTGACAAGCAGTAATGTTTCATACGGCTCAATAAGAATATCGTCATGAGTAATTAGGTGAAGCGTTGCCGCATCAACTATTCCTAGAGCTGCGCCAAGTATCAAAAATTCCCTGCTATTTTTGTCGCATGAGGAGATAAGCGTATTTAGCGCATACCTAATATTATTTATAGCTGTTGTTAATGCTGCAATTTCTTCTATGGCGTCTTCTTCAATGAGCTTTTTAAGCTCATATTTTTCTTCCTGACCCATAATTACCTCGCCGTCAGTTGTTTTGATTTCCTGTAGCCTGCCGCGTAAAGAGCTACATTTGGAAGACATACACCAGTTTCTGGTTGCCTATGCCCAAACTCATTCGCGTACACAATGGCCGCTCTCTCCAGATTGCGTCTGTATTCTTTCTGTTGCCAGATCACGTCCTGTGCCATGAACTTAATTGGCTTAGCGTCTTCTATGCGCTCAGGCGTTTCGTGAGTACCTTTAGCCTGAATCTGCGCTCTGCTTAGAGTAGGGCGGTGTAATACTTCTGAACTTATTGCTTCTTCGCGGGCCAGTACGCCGTTAGCTAATGCCTTTGCCTTTAAACGCTCACGACGACGAGAACGTGAATTGCCTTTGAACTGAGTTCTGCGTGTCATATAGACCTCCTGATGAACTTTGGTGGTGTGGTAGGTGGGAGACCCATTTCGACCTGTTTCGGCCTACTTCAATTCGGCAATAGTCCCGCAGGCCTCGCCGCTTTACGTGCGACATATTCCCGTCCATGAACCCTTCACCACACCCCAAAGTTCACTTTGGTTATTGCGCTTTGTCAGCGCCGTAGATTCATATTCGAATCGTTGTATATTCACCGCCCTGGTGAGTAGTGCGTCCTGCTGATGTGTTTAGTATCACCGCCAGTGGTATTTATGTCAACACCGCCAGAGATAATTTATCACCGCAGATGGTTATCTGTATGTTTTTTATATAGATTTATTTTTTTGCAGGGGTGTGTGGCTTGGGAGGTGATCGAGAGATCTGAATTGCGATGTTTAGTGAGTTGTATCTATTAATTTTCAAATAAATACAATTGGTTATGTGTTATTGGGTGAAGGGGATCGTGAGGCAAAGAAAACCCGGCGCTGAGGCCGGGTTGTGTGTTACTTAAGAACGAGTCCGTTTAAGGCATCAAGGATTTTGGAAACATAACTTCCAAAAATGTAGGCGCAAAATGCGAACACGAAACTGACAACGACCGCAGATGCCTTGATGGTGATTTTTGCTGAGCTAATGCTTGTCTCAATACCTGACAGACGAGAATCTACAGATTTTATATCTGACTTTACTTCAGCGAGATCGCGCTTGATGTATTCAACATCAGACTCTAGCTTTGCAACTCTAGCCTCAAGCATGTTACCTCCGCCGTTTCCTCCACCATGCCGTGAGTATGCATCATCAGTGGAATAGTGTCCAATTGGGCGAGATATGTTTTGATTTGGACGAAGCTGAGCAACCTTGTTATCTAAACTCATCGCGAACTGATCCTGTTATCTTCACGTCAAAAAACGAACTTTTTACATCAATTACTTCGCCTTTATCAGGATTAACCAGTGATGCTCTAACTTCGAATATCCCAGGCTTGATAATTTTCACCCTTGGGAAGTTAATTCTCATAGAAGTTGATACGATGGTTTCTCCATCGTTGGCTTCTGCTACCGTAAAAAACTTATGGTTGGAGTACAGTTTTGTGTCAATTGGTATCGGTATTTCTTGAGCATTGAAAACCTCAATGCCTATGGAATATTTTTTTGTAGCCTTAAGGCCGATAAAAAAAGCGCCAAATGATAGATCCACTTCATGGGAGTCTTTATCCATTTCATAGATAAGAACTGGAGTTACTGGGTTGCCTTCATCCATCGCAATCGGAATGATATAAGAAATACGTTCTTTAATCATTTACGTGTTATCCAAACGTCTCTTCAGGCCACTGGCTGGCGATAACTTTCCCCACAACGGAACAACTCTCATTGCATGGGATCATTGGGTACTGTGGGTTTAGTGGTTGTAAAAACACCTGACCGCTATCCCTGATCAGTTTCTTGAAGGTAAACTCATCACCCCCAAGTCTGGCTATGCAGAAATCACCTGGCTCAACAGCCTGCTCAGGGTCAACCAGAATTAACATCCCGTCAGGAAAACTAGGTTTGGATCCTGTTGGCGCGGTCATGGAATTACCTTCAACCTCAAGCCAGAATGCAGAATCACTGGCTTTTTTGGTTGTGCTTACCCATCTCTCCGCATCACCTTTGGTAAAGGTTCTAAGCTCAGGCGAGAACATCCCGGCCTGAACATGAGAAAAAACAGGGTACTCATACTCACTTCTAAGTGACGGCTGCATACTAACCGCTTCATACATCTCGTAGATTTCTCTGGCGATTGAAGGGCTAAATTCTTCAACGCTAACGTTGAGAATTTTTGCAAGCAATGCGGCGTTATAAGCATTTAATGCATTGATGCCATTAAATAAAGCACCAACGCCTGACTGTCCCATCCCCATCTTGTCTGCGACAGATTCCTGGGATAAGCCAAGTTCATTTTTCTTTTTTTCATAAATAGCTTTAAGGCGACGTGCGTCCTCAAGCTGCTCTTGTGTTAATGGTTTCTTTTTTGCGCTCATACGTTAAATCTATCACCGCAAGGGATAAATATCTAACACCGTGCGTGTTGACTATTTTACCTCTAGCGGTGATAATGGTTGCATGTACTAAGGAGGTTGTATGGAACAACGCATAACCCTGAAAGATTATGCAATGCGCTTTGGGCAAACCAAGACAGCTAAAGATCTCGGTGTATATCAAAGCGCGATCAACAAGGCCATTCATGCAGGCCGAAATATTTTTTTAACTATAAACGCTGATGGAAGCGTTTATGCGGAAGAGGTAAAGCCCTTCCCAAGTAACAAAAAAACAACTGCATAAGTAACACCGCTATTTTCACAATGGACATTCGTCCTACGTCGCTGACAAAGCGAGTCCCAAGATATCTGACCAACTAAGGCCATATGCGTTTCCACGCATACCTTTCAACTAACTATTCACTATTGGAAATCTTAAGAAATGGAACGAACAAGTTACAGCAAACTATCACAGCGTGACGTTGATCGCGCAGAAACAGATTTACTCATCAACCTATCAACACTTACCCAGCGCGGTCTGGCAAAGATGATTGGCTGTCATGAATCGAAGATAAGCAGAACGGACTGGAGATTTATTGCTTCGGTCTTGTGTGCTTTCGGAATGGCATCAGACATCAGTCCGATTAGCAGGGCTTTTAAGTATGCGCTTGATGAAATCACAAAGAAAAAATCCCCGGCCGCCACCGAGGATTTTAAGCAAATTGATATGCAATTCTGAGGGAATTACTGGATCAATCCACAGGAGTAATTATGACAAAACAACTCAGTCCTTACCAGGACAAAATTCACAAACACATACTACGTGATCGCTTCCTGTCCAGCTTCAAGCAGCCTGGTCGATTCCGGGCTGAGTTGGAAAAAGTGAAGCTGATGCAGAAGGAGAAAGGTCATGAGTAACATATCTAATCTAGCCGAAGCCAGAGAGGCCAGAAGGCTACAACAACCGCATCAAAGCAGCGGTAAGGGGTATGCCTTGCTGCACCGTAAAATTATGGATGTGCCGTTTTACAAGGACGCAGAAGCTGCGCATCTGTGGGTTCACTTAATCCTCAAAGCAAAGCATACGCCTGAGTATGTAATGACTGACGCAGGAGAAATTCTGGTAGGCAGAGGGAAGCTACTTGGCGGTAGAAACTCTCTGGCGTTTGAAACAGGACTCAAACCAGATCGCGTTCAGTACCTGCTTAGAAAGTTCAAAAAACTCGGCATGATTGACTGGGTTTCACACGGTAAATTCTCAGTTTTCTCGGTAGAGAAATATGACGATTATCAGTCAAATTTTGTACCAGCAGATTACCAGCAAATTACCACCTCAAAGCCAGCAATACCAATGCCTGCAAGCAATACTGTACCAGCAGATTACCAGCAAATTACCACCTCAAAGCCAGCAATACCAATGCCTGCAAGCAATACTGTACCAGCAGATTACCAGCAAATTACCACAGATAAAGAATATAATAATATTATCTCTAATACTGACGTATTAGAGAGTACCGCAGCAGACAAAAAGTCTGACAAGAAAAAACCTTCCGTTAGCTGTCAGGATGTTGTCGATGCTTACCACGAAATCCTTCCTGAAGCGCCAAGAATCCGCGCACTGAATGACAAGCGTAAAAACCAGATCCGAACGTTCTGGCGCAAAGCCGGAGTGATAACCCGCCAGCTTGACGGGCATGGGTTCACGATGCAGGACTGGAGAAATTATTTGAGCTACGTAGGCGAAAATTGCCGATGGATGTTCGAAGAGCGCCCAAACCATCAACGCGGAACCGTCTGGCACAAAAAGGGATTTGATTTCCTGCTTAACGATAATACCTACCTGAAAGTTCGTGAGGGTGAACACGATGACCGATAATTTTTATGCGCCGCCCCATAGCATCGAGGCAGAGCAGGCGGTGATTGGTGGATTGCTTCTGGATGATGACAGCAGTGAGCGCGTCCAGAAAGTTCTGGCGATGCTGAAGCCTGATTCATTTTACAGCCGGCCACACAAAATCCTTTTCGAAGAAATAACCATAATGCACCGGGAGCAAAAGCCAGTAGATGGCCTGACGCTTTTCGATGAACTGGAGCGTAAATCGTTAACGGAGTCTGTTGGCGGTTTTGCTTATATCGCTGAGATCGCAAAGAACACGCCAAGCGCAGCAAACATCGTTGCCTATGCAATGCAGGTTCGTGAAACCGCAATGGAACGCTACGCCATCAACCGCATGACTGAAGCGACGGAATTGCTCTATTCCCGCAACGGAATGACTGCAACGCAGAAGTACGAAGCTATTCAGGCGATTTTCACGCAACTGACAGACCATGCAAAAACCGGATCGCGTCGCGGCCTTCGCTCATTTGGTGAGGTCATGGAAGACTGGGTTAGCGACCTTGAGAAGCGATTTGACCCGTCAGGCGAACAACGAGGAATGAGCACAGGGATCCCATCGCTGGACAGGATGCTGTCACCGAAAGGTCTGGTGAAAGGCTCTTTGTTTGTCATTGGCGCTCGCCCTAAGATGGGGAAAACGACGCTATACAGCCAGATGGCAATCAACTGCGCAGTGCATGAGAAAAAGCCCGCTCTGATGTTCAGCCTTGAAATGCCAGGTGACCAGATACTGGAAAAACTGGTAGGGCAAAAGTCAGGTGTTAACCCCAATATTTTTTACCTTCTGGCGACAAATGACGCTGATGACGGCTATCAGGGTGATTACGATGGTGACTTCAACAGGGCGATCGAAACAGCCAATCGCTTGAGTGAAATCGACCTGCTTTACATCGACGACACGCCGGGATTATCTCTGGCTCAAATCGTCAGCGAAAGCCGTCGAATCAAGCGAGAAAAAGGATGTGTTGGCATGATTCTGGTCGATTACCTGACACTAATGACCGCTGAGAAGGCCGATCGCAACGACCTTGCTTACGGCATGATCACCAAAGGACTGAAGAACCTTGCCAAAGAGCTTGATTGCGTTGTTGTGCTTCTGACACAGCTTAACCGCGCACTGGAAAGCCGAACCAATAAACGCCCATTACCAAGTGACTCACGAGATACAGGGCAGATTGAACAGGATTGCGATTATTGGGTGGGGATCCATCGTGAAGGCGCTTTTGATGACAGCGTTCCTCCTGGTGAAACCGAACTAATCCTTCGCCTCAATCGTCATGGCAATACCGGCACGGTGTATTGCATTCAGGCAAATGGCGCTATTTATGACACAGACCAACAGTCTGCTGAAATGCGCCGCCGTGAACGCGAGGAACCGCAGTCCAAGAAGAAAGGAGGATTCTGATGACCATCTACATCACTGAGCTAATAACAGGCCTGCTGGTAATCGCAGGCCTTTTTATTTGGGGGAGAGTAAATCGTGGCTGAGTTTATGCTCGTCGCATTCAAATGCGTTGGCGTTGGATGGATTCTTCTGACGTTTTTTATTGTTCTGAATAGCTACATTCGTCTTGTGAATGACGGTAAAGACCCATGGTATACGTTGTTTGGCGCTGCATTTGTCTGGGTGATTATCGGTGTTATGCCTGTCGCTGTAGCAAAAATGGCGTGGCGTTTTGTGAGTTGAACTGAGGGTAAGTATCGATGGACGAATCAAGAAAGCAGTTTGAAGAATGGTTTAAAAACAAATATCACGTTTCAAGTGACGTGATGAAGATTATGCACATCAAGGTCGAGATTGCATGGGAGGCATGGCAGGCATCGCGAGCAGCTATTGAACTGGATATCGACTGGCCCGAATCGAATGACGACTTTTGGAAAGATGGTGAAGAAGGTGCTTATGCGATGGGTTATGAGGATGGGAGAGACAAAACGGTAATTGCAGTAATGAAAGCTATCAGATCCGCTGGAATTAAAGAGAAGAATTTCGATGAAGCAAATATACATGCTTCGCAACGAAGCAATCAGAAATAACGCCATAGACGCAATACTCTCACTTCCCATCGACGACAAGTCACCCCACGAAGTCCACCTTAAAGAACCCAAACGCAGCAAAGCGCAGAATGACCGTATGTGGCCGATGCTGAACGATGTTTCGCGTCAGGTGCTATGGCATGGTCAACGGCTGGCACCGGAAGACTGGAAAGACCTGTTCACTGCCCTGTGGCTTAAGACCAAAAAACTGGAGCAACGAAGTGTTCCTGGTATCGACGGTGGCGTTGTCATGCTTGGCGTGCGTACCAGCAAAATGCGAAAGGCCAGCATGACTGAGCTTATCGAAATCATGTTTTGGTTCGGCTCAGAGCGCAACGTGCGGTGGAGTGATGACTCCCGGCGAGAGTATGAATGGTCACAACGAAAAGGGAAGGCTGCATGACTATCAAATCAAATACGCCGGCACACGACAAGGACTGCTGGCAAACGCCGCTTTGGCTTTTTGATGCACTGGATATTGAGTTTGGATTCTGGCTGGATTCGGCAGCGAGCGACAAAAATGCTCTGTGTGCTCACTGGCTAACTGAGGCCGACGACGCGCTCAATTCTGAGTGGGTAAGCCACGGTGCAATCTGGAATAACCCACCGTACAGCAATATCAGGCCGTGGGTGGAAAAAGCCGCTGAGCAGTGCATACAACAGCGACAGACGGTAGTTATGCTTGTGCCAGAGGATATGTCAGTCGGATGGTTCAGCAAGGCTCTGGAGAGTGTCGACGAAGTTCGCATTATCACTGATGGACGGATTAATTTTATCGAACCATCGACAGGGCTGGAGAAGAAGGGAAACAGCAAAGGCTCCATGCTGCTGATTTGGCGACCGTTCATCAGTCCTCGACGGATGTTTACTACCGTATCCAAAGCGGCATTGATGGCGATCGGGCAGGGCGTCAGGAGGGCGGCATGAGGCGACAGCGACGAAGTTTCACCGACATCATCTGCGAAAACTGCAAATACCTTCCAACGAAACGCTCCAGAAATAAACGCAAGCCAATCCCAAAAGAATCTGACGTAAAAACCTTCAACTACACGGCTCACCTGTGGGATATCCGGTGGCTAAGACATCGTGCGAGGAAATGACAATGGATTATTCACAGTTAAGTGATTTTGAAATTAACGTGGCGGTATTCGAAGCCATTCATAACGGATCACCGGATTACAAAGAAGGTGAGAATGGCGATATGGTGTTTGTCTCATTTGAGGGAGACATTGTAAACGGAGACGCAGTTGAAGTAGAAGTTGAGCGCGGATCCTTTAACCCATGCGCAAACCCAGCAGACTCATGGCCGATTATTGAAAAATACAGGATTAGCATTATCAATCTCGATGAAGACGAGTGGGGTGCACGCGGTGTGGCCTACTGTAAATCTAAGCGAGCTATACATGAAAATCCCCTCCGCGCCGCCATGATTGTCTTTCTCATGATGCAGAGAATCCAATAATGCTTAGCCCATCCCAATCCCTTCAATACCAGAAAGAAAGCGTCGAGCG